GCCACATTTTTACCAAAATCTATCATTACAGTTTTAATACGGGTAAGAGCCCTATCAAGACGTATCTTTAAGGTGTCAGATACCTTTGAGAATGCTTCAGCTAAATCCCCTTGAGAATTAATAACTTCTTGTATTATTTTGGAATTATACTCAAAATTTCTACCAACCAGTGCTAGACCTCCTGTAAGAGCCCTTACATCTGGTAATAAATCACGGAATAAACTTAGATCATATTCTTCTGTAATCCTTCGCAATTCATTCATCAAGGCAATCAAGCCTTCTTCTTTTAAAATACTTCTTAATTTCCCCCAATTTAATCCTAACTCTTCAAAAATAACACTATTTTCACCAGATTCTTTAATAAGTGAATTAAGAACATTTTTTAAATACACTCCAGCAGTTCTAGCGGAAGCCCCCTGTAACGTTATTGCAGCCATACCTCCTGCCACTTCGGCAAAAGACACCCCTAATTGAGCAGCTATCGGGATAACTTGTCCTATTGATGACGCAAATTCACTTGCTTCAGCTTTACCAACACGTACTGCGGCAACAAGTTGGTCAGTAACTTCAGCCGCAGTAATGCCAGTATTGGCATACGCATTTAATACAGATGTGACAAGATCCGCTACATCTTTGGTACTACCCAATCCAGATGCAGCAGCCATAGCAGACACACGTAAAACTTCAAGAGCTTCAGAACTCTTTATACCTGATGACGCTATAAAATAAAGGGATTGTGCAAGTTCTATGGGAGATTTACCAAATGTTTCAGAAAGTTTTATAACTGATTTGTTCCATTTATTTACTTCTTCCTGGGCAACGTCTGTTAAACCTACAATTTTTTGTAATTCATATTCATAATCTGAAGAAGCCTTTATCAAACTCTTTGTTGCAGCTGTCAAAGGAACAGTAAAAACTGCTGTTATAAGATACCCCATTGTACGTACCTTCTGAGCAGTTCGGTCAATAGAGTTAGCCGTCTTCTTTGCCCAATCTTCAAATTTTGCAGTAACTACTGTCAAAGATGACGTATCAACATCAAGATGTACAACAAGTCGCCCAAGATTAAAGTCCATTCTTCTTTTTCTTTAAAGGGGTCCTAATAGTATTATTTTTTTGTACTTCATTTTTAACCTTTTTATTTTGACTGGAGGCAATACTGAGTAATATTTGTTTCATTTCTTCCACGCTCTGTTGTGGTTTTTCAATTTTAAAATCTGCAAAATCACCCCACTGTGGCATAAAATCAAGAGGCGATACATTTTTTGGTGCATGCCCTTTAGGTGCGAAAATTCTCGTAACGATATTTACCAAAAGACTCATAAGTTGTGCGAAACGAAAATCTTCACGCCAGCTACCTATGGGGTCCAATCTGTCATAAGCCTCCCATTCACTTATCTGTCTTGATGATAACATCATTAACAAATAATCTGGATGGGGGACTTTTAACTCTCGGCAGAGCCTGAAATAAAACTGTCGGCTCGGCCGAGCTCGGAGTTTTTTATTAAGTCCTCCTTATCCTTCTCTGAAATAGCATTGAGTTCCTGAGCTACTTCAACTATTTTATCAATCTTCTTTGCACTCAGAGCTTTATTAAGTAAAGGAGCTTCCTCCAGTTTAAATAACAAATTACCCTCCTTATCACAAAGAGTACATACAACAAGTTTTACTCTGAAATCTTCAAGTACAGTCTCATAACTTGTTATATTACCCTTACTGTCCCTACGGGCTTTAATGACAGAACTTTCAAACATATCCCTTTCTTTGCCTGTCATCTGTTTGACATAAACAATACCATCCCCAAGATCAACTTCTCTTATTTCTACTGAATCTCCTTTAAGTAAATCTTCCTTTGTTAATATCTTTTTTTCCATATTATATTAATTTTTTTGATTAAATAAATAAAATCCTTGATTAGGTTTAAAAATTATAAAAAACTAATTAAGGTGACGTAGCAGAACCCGAATTAACAACTACCTGACCACTGATTTTAATGGTAACATCTGATGTAACCTTGTCATCAGTGGGAATTGCCAGAGGAAGTTCAGTAACTAACCCCTCAAATTCCAACGATGTTTCCTCATCATCAGGTAGAATAATTTCATAATTCTGCAAGTCATCACTTTCAAAATCAGCTTTCATCAATTCATAGGTGTCTCTGGTAAAGTTCATATTAAGAACCACAGTACCAGGATCACGAAAGCCGGCAATGAATTCTCGATACCCTCCAGTACTGTCAAGTGATGTAACATCAATTGTATCACGTGACATACTGGGACCGGTAATCGAATTAATTTCGGCTATGTCTTCAAATTTAGAAGTAGAACTATTCCAGCGCCGAAATTTTGTACCTACACCAGCAATTGCATTAGACATGTTTTCACCTCCTTCTTTGTAGATTAACATTTAAAATAAACACCGCATTATTGTTATCATCCCATTCTAGCAGGGCGGGACTGCCGGTACAGTAGATAACAGTATATAACGAGCCATTCACAAGCAAATTATATTGCCCATGTAAAGCACCCATTATATCATACGCCAAACTACATCCTTCCGTATAACTCTTATTTCTTACTCTTACTTGCATTGAAAGATATTCATACGTACTGGTACTATCGGCTCCATCAAGCGTAAGAGCTGGGGGATACCCCGGCGTATCATAAATTGTAACACAATCACGAGGGGATACCGGTTCTTTCCCCACAAATAAATTTACACCAAAATTCAATCCTAATGAACTTACAGATTCCAGATAATCTTTTATATCATCAGCCGCCGATGTCATTTAACTACCTCCCCCCTTTATCTTAGCTTCTTTAGCCAATATACTAACTATTTTATTAATATTCCTGTTTATAGCTGCCTGAAACCACTTTGGCCCAGACATTGGTCTTGACCAATTCTTAGCCCCTATCATTTCATGAACAGGAGTTGCATAATAAGCCGAATATCCACATATAAGTTTTAATTTATTTTTTACGGCATTCGCCTCAGCCGTATATTCTGAAATACTTTTATTATACAATTCACCCAGTCTTTTAGAAATACCTTTAACACGTGGGTGTTCCTTTGTCCCCTCCCTGAAATTACCACTCTGTCTTAAAGGATCTGCAATCCTTCCTTTATCACCTGTAACAATTGCAAACCAGCTTGCACGCAGATTTCCCAAATCAACCGGAGTTACCGGTGGTTTTGTCTCAGTCTCACGTCTTAAAAAAATAGCCACCTCTTTCAATCCTTTTGTTGAATTTATTTTTAAATTGGATAACTGGGATTGAAGATTCTTCATCACTTTATGAAATCCTTCTATATGTTCCACGTACGCCATTGTGTTAAATATGCCTTTCTTAAATAATTATTATCACCACTTAAAGAAGGTATCTTGTCAAATCTTCTTATCACATAAACCCCCCTCTCTATGTTAATAGGAGACGCTTCTTCAGTACTTGTAAGATCATCTAACGTTCCCAAATAAAGCATTCCTCCTATATCCAAATCTTCTGTAACATATACCACAGAACGTGCTTCAATTTCTTCTTTAGATGCCCCCGTCTGATCCGCAATCATCACAGTAACATCTTCCCACCTGCAATTTATTTCTACAGGGTCATCAAAAGTATACCCCCCATAACCATCCGGTTGTGGATTACCCCAATAAACTGCCGTCTGGGTACATCTTCTTGCTATTAAATTCTCTATTCCCATTTACTCATCATCAAATTGTGGTATAGCATACATACTTATTTTTGAGCGCCCTAATTTACTAATTTTTCCTGTAAAATCCAAAATTAATACCGTTTGCCCATAAGGGGTTGACCTTAGCAAATCCCCATAAGTTCCCGTATATCTCACTTCTGCATCTCCTATTCTCTCTACAGAAGTCGACCTCTGAATTCCACTGGCAATAAAATGTGCTGTCAGGTATCTCTCAATCTCAGTAAGTATAGTCTCAGTTATATCCACGTCATCTTCAAATACTTTATTAATCAAAGCATTTGCAGAAGTTATGAGGGATTCTATAATGGTATCGTCTACCGTACAATTATCCATTATATCCTTCACACCCGATGCTGTTACTCTGTTTGCCATTTCTTCATCCTCCTTTCTTTTTCTATTTGACGACTTTTTTCAAGTAATGGATCTAAAAAAGTTAAAATCTCACTTTTCCAGGGCAATCCAAGCCACTCAAGCATTTCATATATCTGTTGATAATCACCATATACCATCCTGTCCGGCCATATCACCTTACAATCTATCCCACTCATTATCATTTCAACAAATCTCTTTTCATACTCATGAACCATCCATAACCATCCTTCTTCCTCTGTCTTTACTCCTATTTTTTTTCTTATTTCTTCATCTTTAAAAGCCTTCATGTACCCCGTTTTCAAACAGGATTGAATTATATCCCCTGTCCGCCGGCGAACCAGTATCCATTTTGCCTTTGGAAATGTATGGTCCCATATCTTCCATAATAAAGTAATACGTGAACTCTTATACATCCACATCCCCCCTTTGTATCCTTCTGTTACTAGATAAGTAGATATTAACTTCCCCCATGTCAAAGGTAAATAATCTATTTTATCTGGCAAAGGATATTGTCCTAAAATATCACATCCCATAAGTTCCAAATAAGCACCTTCAACAAATTTATAAATTGACCCATTTTCAAAAGAGCCAGGATGCAAAGAAACATCCCCGCAAAAGACTCCACTCAATTTCAAAATGCCGGCAATCATTGACGCCCCACTGCGTGGAATACCAGTAATCAATATAGGTGACTTATCTATCATTTGTACCAACTTTTAACCATTTCTTTTTCAGCCTTTTTCATATGAATAGGAGATCTAACCTTTTGTAAAGGATGAACTCTATAATAGGCAAGGAATGCATCACAATACGCAATTTTCAACCCCGCCTTCAAACATCTTAAATTAAACTCGTATTCTTCCATATAATTCAACCTTTCATCCAATAATCCAACTTTTTCAAAAACTTCTCTGCGATACATCAATGTTTGACTATGTAACATATTATCCATCAATAAATCCTCAAATGTAGGAATTTTTATTTTTGGTATATACGCCTTCAAAGGTTTTCCTTTAATCAAAAAATAAGCATTCCCATGAATAAAATCAGCTCCTGTATTCAGTAAACAATCCACCGAATCCGAAATACTATTTGGTGTTAGCATGTCATCTTCATGCAACCATCTTATATAACGTCCTTTGGCTTCAGGAAGGGCTTTATTGAAATTTGAAGGCCAATTTCCTTCGCCCTGGCTGACCAATAGCTGAACATCCGTAGGTACACTGGCTATTGCATCACCTAACCAACCTCTATCAACTTTATAAGGTATGATAACAGTAACAGGATGAACCTTTAACAATATCGAATCATTCTTTTGGTTCATATAAAGATTAACCCATAAAACTCGTTTAGCTGCTTCTGGAATGCGTGGTTTACCATGAAAACACACTATATCCGTCTTATGAGGTAAAGTCTCAAGATAATGATGAGGTGCAGGTTTAAAATCATGTATTGTATCTGTAAGCTGTTGCCAATAAAAATCCGCCTTCACCACTGAACGAATGTAATTATCCATACG